TTTTGTCCAGCTGAGCTACGGGCGCATATGTGGAGCCTCCTCACGGATTCGAACCGTGGACCTGATGATTACAAATCAACTGCTCTGGCCATCTGAGCTAAGGAGGCGATTAACTAAGTAGTCGCTAGATAAACCACCAGTGATACAAGCCAGCCGGATAAAATTAGTGTGGCCAGCATTACATCTGCTGATCTCTCTGTTGACTTGTGATTAAATTTTCTTCTAAACCATTGAATCATTTTCATGCTGCCTCCCTCATAAGTTCACGCATTTTATAAAGCCCAATCTCTTTGTGCTTACATTCTAACATAACATCCAAATCTAGATTGTAAAGATTAATTGGCGTCCAATAAGAATCAGAGTGAGCATTAGCTTTAATTTTGGGATCGTTATGTTCAATAGCTCGGGACTGCGAGTAGTGAACCACTGGACGGATATCACCCCACGTGGTGCATGCAGTTAGCAAGGCCTCCTCTTCGTCTTGATCGCCGGTGCAGAACTTGTGATGGTGGTAATCAAATACAATTGGTATGCCAATTTTCTCATAGACACCTTCGTAAAGCTCCTTGGTAGAGTATAGCGAAGCCTTATCGTCATTCTCAACAGTGAGACGAGACTTAGCTGCTTCAGACAGACGATGATAGTTGCGATTAAAGTTAGCTAATGCCATTGGCTTATCGTTGTAGTGTGCTCCGACATGAATGTTCAGTTTGTTGTAAGGGGTGCGTGATAAGCCAAGCATATCGAATACCTCACCGTGAATATCCAAATCGCGAATAGTGTTAAGAACAACTTGCTCACGTGGCGATGTCAGCTTGTTAAATGGGCCTGGATGAGCTGTAATCCGATGGCCATGGTCTTCAATAAAATCACCTGCCTCTTGCAAAGCATCGCAGATATCTTCAAAGTCTGGCAAGTCTGATAGCTTATACTCTGATGCCCATGGAAACAAATCAGATGATAAGCGAAAGAAGCGAATGTCTCTAGCTTCATTCCACTGCAGAATCTTAAGTAAGTCTCTGCAGTTAGCTAAGGCTAGCTCAGACGCATAAGGCAAGCCTTTAGCATCAAAAGTCCTGCGAATCATTGAGCGGTTAGTCATAACACGCTTAGACTTCGGCTGCGATGAAAGTTGCATGTTGATACACGCATATCCTAAATTATACATAATAACCTCAAATTTAATATAGGATCATCTATTAAGATAACAATCCCATATGCTAACATTAGTTGTAATTTTATCTAAATATGACTTATAATCTAGTGGCCTAGGAGGCTTGAGAAGTCGAAAGCCGACCTGCTCTAGAGTCTTCGAGCCTTTTTTCTGATTGCAGCTATGACACGACAAAACAATATTAGTCCATTCGTGCCGGCCTCCTCTAGATTTTGGCTTGATGTGATCTATAGTCTCCTTGCCAAGAGGTATAGGAACTTGACAGTATTGGCATTGACCATTGTCCCTAATTCTCAGATTTTTAGTAGTGCAAGAGAAAGATCGCCTATGATTAACAACCTTGTTTTTAAGAACGATTACCGCTGGCAAATCAAAGCTTTGATTCTGAGAATTAATCTTGCGATCATGGCACTCCAACATGTAGGTCTTACCAAGCATACAAGACACTAGTGCTTGTGTTGAAGGCACAATACCTATAGGTCTATAAGCTGCGTCTAGTTTTAAAGCTTGATATGAATTTAGCATGTCTATTATAAGTAGTGTATGGTGGGCCCTCTCGGACTCGAACCGAGGACCACCCCGTTATGAGCGGGGGGCTCTAACCAACTGAGCTAAAGGCCCTAAATATGGTAGCCGAGGCGGGACTCGAACCCGCAAGCCCAATTGGGCGACAGATTTTAAGTCTGTTGTGTATGCCAATTCCACCACTCGGCCAAAGTGGGCGCATAGCGCCCGGTGGACTAAGGAACCTCTGGATTAAAGAAGTGCGAACCCGGGTTTGGGTTGCTTCTAAAACTGGTTGGATCTTCGTCCAACTGCTCTGGCTCCTCCTCAGTGCTAGCGTCAGGACCCTCCTCCACGCTAGTGTCTGCATCATCCTCCTCTACGTCTACATCTAACATAGAGACATCATCAGCAGAGTCAACATCAGAAACAACTTCCTCGTCAACTTCTTCGACAACATCAGATACAACCTCTTGTTCCTGCTCTGGAACAACTGGATCATCTGAGTCACCACATCCTACAAAAACTAGCGAAACAGCTAGCATTGTCATCAACATCTTCATAAATACTCCTTTTTGAAGACAAAAACTGCGCAGACAGGGCTCGAACCTGTGACCCGGCGGTTAACAGCCGCCTGCTCTACCAACTGAGCTACTGCGCAATAATAAAAATTTAATCACCATTTCGTTATTTAATGAGCGGTCTTGAGTCGCCTAGACTTCTGCCAATCCTTGCTGGAACGTCTGTAAACTCTGTGTTATCTTCCACAGAAGGCTCAATTTCTGTAATGACAGGAGCCTTTTGCTTATCGCCGGCGCTGCAAGCCTCAACAACACAACTAGCAAATGAATAAGAAAGTAAGAAGAATATGATTATTGCATCAACTAATATCTTAAGCATTTTTACCTCTCACCTATATTATAAGCTTATGGCATGGCTAAGTAAAGCTAATTATCAAGCTCCTTCAATAAATTTTTTAATTTATCTCTAACGCTGTCAACCATCGCCATTCTATTATCTGCAGTACCAGACTCATAGTCAATAGCTTTCTTCAACATGTAAAGATCCTGCAGGACCTCATTAATAACATTCACTTTCTTATCAGGAACGTATACTTTCATTTAATAATACTCCTAAATATCAATAACAATGATGTGAGTGTCTTCATCTTTTTTGCGTTGCTTATCAGCTAGCTCTTTTTGTTCAAGCCACTCTTCATACATTCTTCTCTCATCCTCTATCGAAGGCTGTGGAGCCCATAGAGGCTTGTGCTCGTCGCTCACCGACCTTGACCCCTATAAGGCTTCTTTCGCCTTCGAGCGCGTGACGGCGTGGAACCGGATCTAGTATCACCATAAAATGTTTCGCCGCCAGAATGGGGCTTTTTAGTGTAAATACCAGCTCCAATAGTGGTTTTCTTTTTTGGGGATGAACTAATTTTATTTTTAATACTGGCCATTGAATAACTCCTTGTCTACGGCTCTATCGAACATTGTAATTCCATTAAGATGATCAACCTCATGCTGCACACAAACACACTCCAAGGCGTTATCTTTAAAAGAAAAGAAAAGCTGGTTTTTGTGATTGTCAGCAGTCACAACTATGTCTGTCCAACGTTCAGTTAAAACATAATCACCTTGAAATGAAAGACAACCCTCTTGAAAGAAACTTTTTCCAAATTTTCCAATAATTTCAGGGTTGATTAAAATCACTGGCTTCTTAACTGTAATAACGCAGACCGCCGAATCAATCCCTATTTGATTCGCAGCGAGACCTACGCCATCATTTGTTTGCGAAAGTACTTCAAGTAAGCGGTTGCCAATGCTCATTCCATCTGGCACGCTTCGACAAGGCTTGCAAGGCTTACTTAATTTAGTTTTATCGCTAATAAATTGCATAAGCCCTCCAGTCTACAATATAAATATAAAACTGGAGGGCCAAAACGATTTATTTGTTAAGTAATATTAACTTTGATCGCCTCTGCCTCGGGCTTCACTGGCAAATTAATCCTCAAAAGGCCATTGTCATACTTGGCCTCAGCCCTAGACAAATCTAAATCACTGTCATAATTTACAAAGGTTTTGTGAAATGCTCGACGAGCAATTCGACGTGATTTAAAATTATCTTGATCTTCATCACCATGGGAGTCAGCGCTAACGTGAATCTCTCGCTTCTCTGGAATAATTTCAACATGTAGATTCTCTTTTTGAAAACCAGCTAAAGCAAATTCCATGGTAGTAGAGCCATCCGCATCCTTGTAAATATCAGCGACGGGATAGCCTTGTGTTGTCCTCTGCATTAGTTGTGGGAAGTCCAACATCGAATCAAAAATATCGTCAAAAACGCTTCGCCCTAAAAGATTTGGACGGTAAGTAGTTAAAGTAGTCATAACAATTTTCTCCTATTATAGCAAGTTATGTTTGATGGCCATAAAGCACCATCACTATAACATTAAGCACCTGCTTAAGCCAGTCAAGCTTATTTCCAAAATATTTGTATATAAATTATACATGCAGATAAAATAAGCGAAGCCATTGTTTTGGCATTCATGATACCCTCTCTCAAAAAGATCCAGGTCAGGATGCCAAAAACTATATTGCTGACTCCAAAGCCTATCAATTTTGATGTCCAGAGATATTCAGCCTCAGACATGACACTATTAATTCCATACCAAAAGCAAATGGACATCGGGAACGACAAGATAGCGCATGTTGCAATAGGATTTTCCTTAAACCATGGCCACACAAATTGTGAATTAAACTGAAACCATGCTATTAAGTTGGCTAATACAAAAAAGATTATACCTTTAATCATACTAATGCGCCCTAATTGAATAGCAGCGCTGATTTAACTCTTTGTTCATGCTATATCTAGATATGGCTAGAGTCTGGAGTGCCATCATCGATGCCTCATCTATTAAATATTCATTTTCACCAGTTGTTTCATTGTATTCAGGTTGTGTATCTTCCACAATTGGACTCACAATTTTTATAACACTGTAGTTCAGCCACATAATATCAATTACTAGCTCTTCTATACCACTGTAGTCTTTATCATCTAATTCAAATAAATGCTGCAGCAAAGCTTTGCCATAAATTAATTGATCATCTGTTTTTTTTAGCTGATCAACAATGTAATCAAGCGACAATGTAAAATATTTTGTCTTTTCACTCATTATCTAAAAACTTTTCTAGGTCAGTATATCCACCTATGAACTCAATATCGTTTTTCTCTCTACGAAAAATCATTGGTACTGTCGGCCAATTATATGCTGTCTTTATCTCGCTCAACAAACTCTGTTGGTCATCATTGAAGCTAACAACCTTGTGGTTTAAATTTTTCAATTGTAGAAGCTCCTGTGCTTTAACGCAAAATGGGCAATTACCTTTCACATAGATTATATAGTTTATCATGGTCTCGTCATCTTATTGATTAAGGTCTGAGCATCCCCAACAACATTATAAATTTTTGGGCTATTGTGTGAGTTTTGTACAGTCAGCTCCGTAAACTCAGCGTTCTTATTTAAATCTTTAACCCAAGCGCCTGTTTTAAAGTTTGCGTTAAGTTCTTGACTTTTCTTCATTGCAATAATGTATCTAGGGTTAATGTAGATCTCCCTTAAAGAAAAATCAGATTTGCACGTACCAAGCTCTGAATTATATTCAAGTGGCTTCTCATAGACTTCAATAAATTTAAACATTATTTTTCTCCTAGTTTATAGATGTCAGCTGCAGATACCATCCAAGCTCTGCCCTCATAATATACCTCATATTTGTCTTCTTTTTTACCAGTTATAAGCAAATTCTGAGGCGACATCAACTTCATGACTGTCGAGTCTGTTTGCAACATAACTTCTGATGGCACATAAACGAGATCTCCCACACTAATCATTGGAGATCTCCTCTTCAACTGGTGATACCTCAGGCTCAGGATCTTCCTTGGGATTTGTAGCCTCAATCCAACCCCTGGTTAGGTTCATTACATCTTCTATTCTAGAATCAACTAATGATAATGATTCCCTCAAAGCAGATAAATCTCTGGCCATTTGATCAAAACTACTTGGATTAAATGTTAATTTATCCGCGCCCATTTTAAGATCTGCGCTCATCTTATCTAGCAGTTGGTTAACCAGTCGAGGTACCTCACTGATATCTGCTGCATACGATACTCTTACTTTCATTATTACTCCTCAATAATTGCATTGCTGGTAGTGATAAGAGTTGAAGCGACAGACGCGGCGTTTTGCAAAGCAACCCGGGTAACCTTCGCTGGATCAACAATACCACTATCAATCATATTCACTACTTTGCCCTCAGCAAAATTCCAACCAATCTGAGTATCATCTTCTGCCATTAAATGGTGTAAGATTAAATCAGAGCTTTGATCAGCGTTGGAAGCTATCTGTCGAAGTGGCGCCTCCAAAGAGCATTTGATAATATTAGCTCCAAGGTTCTCGTCTTCATTGACTGCATCAATTTCAAAATCTCTACATCTAATAAGCGTTGCGCCTCCGCCAGGGATGATACCTTCGGCTTGCGCAGATCTTACAGCTTCTAGAGCATCTTCAATTCTGTGCTTCTTTTCTATCATTTCAACTTCAGTTGGGGCTCCTACTTTAATTATAGCAACACCACTGTTAAGTCTAGTAATTCTTTGTTGTAATTTTCTACACTCATCCATATCATCAGTCTGCTTAATCTCTGCCTTGAGCGCTTCAATTGTTTCATCAATCTTCTGCCAATCAGCCATGCCTCCAACTAATGTTGTTTGGTTTTTAAGCACTTCAGCTTTCTTGCAGACGCCTAGATCTGATAGCACAACTTCGTTTAGCTTCTTTCCTGAGTCTCTGGATACAAACGTAGCGCCTGTCGACAGACACAAATCACGCAAGACGTTTCTTCTTTCTTCGCCATAGCCTGGAGCCTTAACAGCTGCCACCTTCATAGACCCTCTAACTGTATTCATGATTAGAGCAGCTAATGCTTGGCCTTCAACCTGCTCAGCGACAATTATAAAAGGCTTGCTTTCTCTCGCTACCAGCTCTAGCACTGGCAAGATATCTTGTACGGCTTCAATCTTATGGTCTGTAACAAGCACAAGCACGTCATCATATTCAACTGCGTTACGTCTTTTGTTTGTAACAAAGGCCTGTGCAAAGTATCCTGAATCAAATCTAAAGCCCTCAATCACATCAAGGCTGGTCTCAAATGACTTTGCTTCTTGCACGGTGATGGCTCCATCGTTGCCAGCTTGGTCTGCAGCCTCTGAGATAAGCCTGCCAATTACAGTGTCGCCATTGGCTGAGATAGTCGCGACATGCTCTACGTCCTCTTTAGATTCAACAGGACGAGACATTTCCTCAATCTTTTTAACCACTTGCTTAACAGCCTTGTCCATTCCTCGCTTAAGGTCAACAGGCGATGAGCCAGCTAATAGATACTTTTGGCTCTTACAGTAGATGGCCCTAGCCAACACAGTTGATGTCGTAGTGCCATCGCCTGCTAGATTGTTTGTTTCTGCAGCTGCTTGTTTAATAAGCTGCGCTGCAGCGTTCTCAAATGGATCGTCAAAGTCAATAAACTTTGCAACCGAAACACCATCTTTTGTAACGATTGGATTTGAATCTTTCCTGGCCAGAATAACATTTCTTCCTTTCGGACCTAATGTGGCTGCCACATTATCTGCTAGCTTGTTCACACCAGCTAATATTTTCTTTTGTAGTTCTTCGCTATCAGCATATTGTTTTGACATGCATACCTCTCTGAGTATAGAATAAGCACATTATAATATAAGTCAAACAATTATTTAAGAATATCTTGGATCTTCTTCTAGAGCGGCAGATATATTTTCAGAATTCTGAATTGCCGTCTGTGCGGCGGCGTTGGCCTTTGCTCTACGCTTAGCGGTATAATACTCACCGATATTTTCAGACAAATTTTTAGCCTCGGTTAATAAAGTCATAACGCTGCCTTTTAGCTTTTCGGAATAGATCTCTGCTAGTTCATCAATGTTTGATTGTGACAAGTCAAGCTCTCCATACGATTCTAAATTGATTAGGGACGCGGCATCTTCTAGCTGAGACAAGCTAGCCGCCCACTGGCTCTTATCGTCCCCTCTACCTTCGAAGAGAATCCTCTCCTCAGTCATCGTGAATTTTTCAATATAATGGAAGGCTTCGTTAATGGTCAGCTGTCCTTTGTCGACCGCTTCGTTTAGCCTGTCGCTCATTGCTGCAGCCTTGGCCGCAGCCCTATCAGCCTTACGCTTAGCTAGCCTTTCAGCGTTCCAGGCCTCGTACTCCTCGGGGTGGCTGAATTTTCTAGTCCTCCAGTATTCCTCCTCTCGTCGCTCTTCTGCAGCTGCTGTGGCGGCCATTTCATCTTCTGGTGTTGGCTTAGTAATCTGCTCGCCGGCGGCAATCTTATGTAGTAGGCCTCTATTACTATAACCCCCTAAGTCTACGACTACTCTGGCTAAGGCAGCTAAATTTTCTTGACTGGGGTTGGCATTGAATTCCTTCATCGCGGTTTTCAGTGGCCACTGGCCACCGGGATGGCTTAAAAGATTGACACCACCGCTGACCCCTTCCATAAACTCAATAAAGTTTTCTCTGGTGATGTCGAAACCATATATATTTAACTTTTGTACGACGTCCGCGCCAGATGTTAATTTATAAGCAACAAGGTACTTAATAGATTCTGCGCCTCGCACTAGGAGGAAGTCAACAATATTAGTAAAGCTTCCCTTGATTGGCGTCTTACCGCTTAAAAGTTTTAAACTCACCGGCTGATTCTTACCGTAAGAAGAGAAGGCAACAAAGTCTTCAATAGGAAGTGTGCCCTCAACTTTTCCGGCTACCTGATGGCCACCGGTCAATGCCGACATAAAGCCTTCAAAAACAAAACCAGCAGCTGATTCATTATAATCATTAAGGGTTGCCTGCAGGGCCTCTATAATCATCATCATGTTGATAATAACCCTAGGGGATCTTTTACGGCGCGCGCCTTTGGGGTCTAGAAATTTGTTGATATCTGCAATGTTAGCTTTCATATCCGCGCCGCCACGAACAACGGAGAATATTTTTTGGATTTGTTCTCTGTCGGCTGAGTCCGGGTCACCCCAGGCCTCTGAAGGAGTGAAGGTTGGAAAATCAATTGAAAAGCTAAATCTACCTCCCTGCTGCTCAAGCACCAAGGGATCAGCTTTATGATTGACAATCTCATGCTCTATCATCTCAAATATATTAGCCAAGCTCCAATTGCTCTTGGAATAATTCTCTTTTAAAAAGTTAAAGTCTTTCTCGTTCATGGATGCACCTCTATATAATTAGACAATAATATCAGCAATTCCCAAACTAACTGCTTCTTCAGCGTCTAGGTATACATTTGTCTTTCGTTCCATTAGTTTTTTAATGTATTTCTGAGTCATATCAGTCTCTTCGGCTAGAGCTTTGATGTACATTGCTTGAGTATTCTTTGTCTCAGAGAATTCATTCTCAATATCCGCAATATGGCCATGCTGGCCTGCGACAACACCATGGATCATTACTCTACAATGCTTGCCAATCCTTCTTTCACCTTTTGTGCCAGCTGCTAGCAGCAAGACACCGGCTGACATAACTTTTCCAATGCCTTTAGTGTGGATTGGGATGCGCTCGCGGATATCTCTCATTGTATCATATACTGCAAACATTTCTGTGGCTTGGCCGCCATAAGTTGAAATGAAAAAATCCATTGGATTTGCAACTAGCTTTTCACCAGCTTCATCAGCATGCAGCTGCACACCAGTTAAGTCTAGAGCTAACATGCTGTAGATAGCCTCCGCACATCTCTCTTCATTGATGTCGCCATAAATGGCTGTAGCTCTTAACTCTGGTTTTTCTAGGGCCATATTAATCATTGAAGCTAGATCGCTTGCTTCGTCTTTTTCGCTGTCCTCTGCTTTTTCCTTATCAGATTTCTTGTCATCTTTAACTTTTATCATTGCAACTCCTTGTGTTAAAAAAAAAGGCAGACCACTGGGCCTGCCTTTGAGCAAATTAAATCTTCTTTTACTTATTCATTAATCTTCTAGCAACCCTTCTGACAACCTCGTTAAAAAGATCATCATTTTCCTCAAGTTCTTCTTCTTCATTTAAGCCCTCGTCCATCTCGTCGGCCTCATCATAGGCGCCCTCTTCCATGGGCTCATCGCCCATATCATCGGCAGGCTCATCACCACCAGCATCTGGCGATGGAGTGAGGCCGGCCTCTTCTTCTTCAGCCTCGGGGCTCATATCCATTGGCATATCATCCATGGGGGCATCCATCTCTGGCTCATCAGCCATCTCAACCTCAATGGCGTCGGCAGCATCTTGCATGCCCATCTCTCTAAACCCAGCCTGCATTGCCTTAAGGACAGTCTGAACGCCAGCTAGAGCGCCCTGTACATCACCTGCAGGAGCGTCGTCCATAGGCTCATCGGCCATGGGCTCGTCATCCATAGCCGGATCATCTTCCATAGGCTCATCATCTAATTCTAGATCTAGATCGTCACCAGCATCAGGCTCGTCACCCTCTTCTTCGTGCATTTTGCCGTAATGGCCTTCATCAGGACGAGCCATCTCATCAGTCTCTTCCTCATCATACATGCCGGCTTCGTTAAGCTTCTCAACAAAGGTATCGGAAAGCGCACCAATATTGGCGAACTTCATCATTCTTCTAATATCTGATTCTTGTAAAAGGTTCTTTTTGCTCATAGTTTTACTCCTTAGACGCGCCTATGGACACACTCTAAATAGACTCCTTATCAAAGAAAAGACCTATTTTTTTTACAGAGTTATCCTGTATTTGCTTTACCCTAACGAAGCTTAAGCCTAGCCTATCTGCTATCTCCCTTAGAGTCATTGCTCCATTGCTATCAATAGAGTTAATGCAGCAATTATAATCTTCCTCATAAGATATCCAATATTTACATTCTTTAATTGGGCAGGAAACATCTAATTCAAGACATTTCTTTAAGCACGTTTTCATATTCCTGTCTCCATTTCAATAACATCAAATATATCTTCAAGCTCTTCGTTATTCAAAGCAAATTTGGTATCTATTTCTTTTGCCTTTTTCCTTATACTCTCAATTTTATTGATTTTACCAACACCTTGAAGATTGTTTTTTTGTTTAAAATTTTTAATAAATTGATAGATATTTTCATCATTGCTAATGTACCCTAGGATCATCATCCTAAAAAACTGTGATTGTGTAATTCCATCATAATCACATCTAATTTTAAGCTTAGTTTGGTTTTCAGGTGACTCGTAGAACATTATTTTTTTTCTGTTTTCTGAAGCAGGCACGGTTGGATCTTTCATTTATTTCTCCACAAAATATGTGTATTGCTCTCCAGCTGTGCTGCACTAGATTGTAAGATAAAATTAGCCTTTGCTTGCAGCTCCTCAATACTCCTGGCACCAGTATACGATAAGCCACTTCTAATGCCACCCTCAATATCTGCCAAAATATCAACTACAGAGCCTTTATAGGGTACCATGGTCGCGACGCCCTCGGGAGTTGAGCTTTTACCTCTCCAATCTCTTTGGGCTTCTTTTGAAGCCATACCACGATATTCCTTATATTTCTCTCCATTAAGTGTAACTCTGACATCACCTGGAGACTCCTCAGTGCCAGCCAACATGGAGCCGATCATTACAAAATCCGCGCCTGCAGCCAAAGCTTTTACTATGTCTCCGCTAGTTTTAATGCCTCCGTCAGCAATTATCTTTGTGTCATAGCTACTCTTTGCACACTCCATAACACTCTGTAGTGTTGGTACGCCATGGCCTGTTACAATTCTTGTAGAGCAAATTGAACCGCCACCGATACCCACACGAACTGAGTCTGCACCCCATGATGAGAGGGCATCAAAAGCCTCTAAGGTTGCCACGTTGCCTGCCATTATATGCACTTGGTCTCCAAATTTATCTTTGAGACTAGATATCGCTTTTTGCATCATAGAATGATGGCCATGAGCAACATCAATGCACAATATATTTGCCCCAACATCTACGACAGAAACTGCTCTCTCTAGAAAATCACTGGTAATGCCAATCGCTGCGCCGATATTGACGGCCCCCTTGAGCCTAGCATCAACAACTAATTGAGATTGCTCATTAATTGAATTATATCTATGTATGATACCTAGAGCGCCTGCCTCACTTAGAGTGATTGCCATATTAGTCTCAGTAATTGTATCCATTGGGCTGGAAATAACAGGTAATCCAAATTCAAACTTTGTTAGGTTACATTTTGTACTAACTTCTGATCTAGATTTAATATCGCTATATTGAGGCACCAGTAGTACATCATCAAAAGAATAAGTCTGCTTCATTTTTTATCTCCTAAAATCCATTTGGGATGTAGCTTTTAATGGAATCATATTTTTTAGGTGGATCCTGATTGATGCTCGGAGGGCATAGTCCGGTGACGGTTGCTTTTTTGTCACTGCTTCCCAAAGCGCCTGAGCCTCTATTTGAGATAGTGATATCATCAGAATATAAGACATCTTCTTCTTTTATTTCTCTAGCTCTAAAAGGAACAACAGGAACTAGGATTAATTGTGCAATCTTTGCATCTCTTTCAATATATTGAACCTCAGTGCCGATATTGTGCAAATCAATAAAAATCTCTCCATCATATCCGCTATCAACAATGTGCGCGCCGACAACAAGAGATCGCTTAGCACCCATTGAGGATCTATTGCAAACTTGCAACATGTATCCATGTGGGATACCAAATCTCAATCCAGTACTCAAAAGCATGTTTTCTCCAGGCTTAATACTACAAGAGCTGACCTGTGGATCTTTTGGGCAATAGAAAACGTCTAGGCCCGCATCACTCGGATTCGCTCTCTCCGGTGCCTTTGCGTTGGTTCTCTTTGTGTACTCTAAAATCATCTTTTATCTCCTTAATAATTTTATTTGCTTTGTCCCAACATTCAGGACAATATAATCTTACAATCTCTTCCTGCTCTCTAACGACAACGTTCCAAGTCATGGCATGCTCTTTACTTTTTTTATCAAATGGCTTTTCACATGCAGAGCATTCATCACCTAACTTGTCGAACATAAGCAGTTGTTGCTTCATAGCTTTTTCAAATTGTTTTTTTTCTTTCTTGGCTTTGTTTCTAGCCATTTTTCTTTTTAAACTTCCCATATCTATCCTAATAGTTTGAATGTGCGTCTAATCGATCGCGTGCTGAAGCCCCATTGCTCACTATGCTCTAGCTTAGCAGCATAAGGCCTATTCAAAAAGATTTGATCATCATCCCTAATACCCCAACATTTGATGGCTGTGGTCGTTGATGTGTTATCAATCACCTTCACGATCCAATAAGGCTTATCGTTCTTAGTTTTCTTTTGAATAACCTCTCTTGGAATAAACCAAGCAACCCCCAGGTCCCTATCCCAGTTGCCAATAGCAGGGACGCAGTGACGGTCAATGGCTTCTCTTATCTCGCGAGTCATAACAAGATCAAAAGGAAACATACCAGTCAAATCAGACACATAATCAATCTTTTCTTCTCTAGAGAAGTCTTCCTCAGGCGAATACAAGCTGATATTCTCAGCCAAACGCTTTTCGCTATTGGGCTTGTCTTGTACACATGCCATCCAAAAATGTTTGCAACCGTTAAACCTGTCGTCAATGATGCAATCTAGAGCGCCGGATCTGCAGAGAACATCAAGTGCTTTTTTACCTAGCTTTGCATGCACAACGTTTTTATTGAAGATGATGTCCTCTATTTTGGTAAATGGTCTATTCTCTAGGATCTGATCGATAGCTTTGTCACCTAGTCCCTTGATGGAGCTAAAAGGCTGAATCAAAGTTACGCCATCATCTCCGATCTCCCAGTGTCTATTTGAAGTATTAATATTGATATTCTCAATATAGAAACCCATCTTCTGTGCTAAAGCAATCGCAGCTTCTTTCTTAGACTCTGGTTCCTTATCCAAGAAAGCGGCAACCCAACACTCTGGGTAATAGTTTAGGAGCCAAGCACACTGGTATGATAGGATAGAATAAGAAACAGCATGAGACTTATTAAAGCCATATCCAGAAAAATATTCAAACTTCTGCCATAAGTCTTCTGCGTCTTCTTTAGCCATCCTGTGGCCAACGCAGCCCTTGATAAATCTATCTCTGATACTAATCTTTTCTTCATTGCCTTTACCTGTTCCTTTCTTTGTTAGGAGCTTTCTCAGCTTATTGCCTTCTTCTAGAGTAATGCCATCACCCAGTTTATGAGCCAACAATGCAATCTGCTCTTGGAAAATAAGAAAGCCGTGTGTTTCTTTAGTTACTTCTTCAATAATGTCATTGTGATAGAAAGTATCTCCGCTTTTCTTTGCCTTCACATAAAGCTTGTCGACCCCTGCGCTTAGAGGCCCTGGACGATAAATAGATGTAATAGCAGAAATATCAATAATATCTGTTGGCTTTGACTTCATACTTAGTCTTTGCGC